CGAGTCTTCCCAAGTCGGGGAAACAGGAACCTTCGTCGGGGTGGCTGAGGTGGTTTGTCCGCCACGAGGTGGCCAGCATCATCCAAACCAAGGCCGAAAAGGAAGTTAAGACCGAGGCCTAGCACAAAAGGGCCGACTCCGCAAGGGGTCGGCCCTTTCTTTTTGGAGCGAAAGATCCAAGATTTGAAGCGATGATCGGTTCAAAGAGGCGATGATCGGTTCGGGAAACGGAGGAAATGGGAGGATTATTTAATCGTCTGACCCCTCGACAGCCCTTTCGACGGGTTGTAACTATGTAACTAAATAACCAGATATTTACAAACTTTTTAAATTTCTAATCTATCTTTATGCGTATGTACTCACCGTATATAGTTACATGGTTACAGATGATATAAGCCCTTGTATTCCCTAACAAGATTTTGTAACTAGTCTAGTTACTCGCGGTTACGTTAGTTACAGACAGCTTCCGCAGCAACCCCTCAACTTCCTTCAATCTTTCACGCAGTTCAATCCTACCTTTGAGAATCTGCCCCTGTAGTCTTCTCTTTTCACTAATGAGAAGAATACGAATCAATTCTACTTCAGTCGGTGTAAACATCTACAATCCCCATCCCCATGGACCAAGTCCAACAACTATGGGAATTATACGCGGTCTCCCCTCAGCGAGCCAGTTCCGCACCATACTCGTATGCTTGCAATGTCCGTGCATAGAGTTTCCAAGACAGCCACATGCCCCCCATTCTTCCCTGTTCAGTTTCACAAGATACCGAGCATTTGGTCTTTTTCCTCCCCATTCCTCCCATTTAGTTACTTCGTAGGCCCCACCCTCTGACTCCCTAATGAGATATAACGACTTCACTTACGAATTTGCTTTTCGCAACCGCGTAGACTAATCCACCGATAACACAGAGAAATCCTAAAAGAATTATGACAAAAGCAATCTTTGCTTTCATATTTTCTCCAGAATTAGCCCATATTCTTCAATCAATTCTTCCCGAGTGCAATGATGCGCGAGAAATTGCACCTCTTCCTTCTGTTTTTCCCTAATCCATTCCACCCTTTTTTCAGATGATGGAAAACACATCGCTTGATGGAACGTTAGCCCGATGTAAAATGTCGTAACATGTAGACAGAATTCCATCTCCATCTCCTTCAAAGAATAATTTCGTACTCCACCCACGTTTGGGGAACTTGCCAATGCATCACATCAATCCGTTTTGGCTTCCCCTCGAACATCCCCAGTACCCTCTTCACGTCGCTGGGTGCGGTTGAGTAGACGCAAATATTGACTCTGAGCATCCTTTTCACTTTCTTCCCTTCTTTTCTTTTCATACTTTTCAACGCTTTGGGTGTGGATTTTCGCATATACGTTCGCTCCTTCACATTTTTCGTACGTTGTGATGCAGACAAACCACGCTCCAGCCACCGCAGCTTTCTTGGATACCTCCGTTATCAACGGCCTGTGTGGTTCCATCCATGGGCAGCGCTCGCAGGGTAACTTCTTATTCTTCCCCATGAGCTTGCCCCCAAGCCCACCACGCCACCCTCACAAGACCTACAGCGAACGACAAGCATACGACACAAAGCAGAGTATCGTCAGTAATCATCGCAATGGCGGACAACGCGCCAGACGCGACAGCAGACAAGACAAACGTTATTCTCCAGTGCATTTCTACTTCCTTTTGAATACCCCGTAGACAATAAGCGCGACCAAGGTGCAGATAAGACAGTATGCCAGCTCAATCCGAGCCGCTATCTGCATGCGTTGGGTTCCTTCTGGCAAATCAACGGTAGCGGACTCCCACGGTGCGGTTCGGCACTTCCCTTGTCTTTCAGACAGAGAGCTACTGAGGTCACAGCAATACTCGTGACCAGTGCGCACGCACCCGCATGCTCGCGACAGGTTTCGCAACCACAGAGTGAGAACACCAAGACACCTACGATTAGTGTTTTCATCTGACCAATATCTCCGGCATAGGCTGCCACCAATCTGTCGGCACCTGATCGTACCCTCCTTTGAAGCATGCTTTCTGCTTCGTTACCTTGTGCTCTGCCGGGACATATCCCTCCGGGCAGTAGTGCGGATGCCCGCTAGAGCATCCGCTAAGCACCATCACGACGAAAATTTTCTTCATTTTCATCTCCTTCTGTGTAAAAACCGACTGCTAAGTCACGGATTTCTTGAAGTTCTTCCTTTTTCAGATTCCAGTCTGGGTGTTCAACCACCACCTCTTCTTCAACCATGAGCTGGAACTGACTATGTTCGTCACGGTAGACATTACACGTGACGGTCACCATTTCGCCACGTATGTCCGTGACAAATGTAATCGTAGACATCAGTACACCTCGTCCAAGAGTTCGTACACTAACAGGTCGTGTCTGTCGTCATCCGGGTTTTCGCGGTCCATCTGCATGGTTTGTCCACTGACGGTATATCCCTCATCCGCTGCTATGCCGAGCGCACGGTAGTTGAGGCCCATTGGGTCGCAGAATTCTTTCAACTCATACTCGGCCTTGGCCAAGCGTTCTGGGCTGAACGCGTACCGCTGGAAATCTGCTTCAGTGGCATGGCCTCCGCTGTTGGCGCTGAACGCACCATCAAAGAAGGCGAAAACCGCCGGGTAGGTTTCTGCATACTTCATTCGCAATACTCCTTTCGTTGCGCAGTTTCGCAACAGTTACGCACAACGCGAACCATATGTTCGCACAACAGGGTGTCCTTGGACTCACACAACGTTTTCGCGTTGTACTTCCTGGTACACTCGGTCTGGTGGGCGCAGCCCGTGAGCAGCACAACCAGAAAGATAAGAAATTTCACATATCCTCCAGTGTCGGCCCAATGGGCCATGGGGCTTCAGGTTCAGGTTGGTAGGGCAGTTCTCTTCGCTCAATGGCGTGGTCACTACCCATGATCAGAAACAGCTCTAGCCTGTCGCAGTCTTCTGCTGACATATCCACGGTGAACGTGAACGGCTGCGGGCTGTGGATGGTGAATTCATACTTCACTTTTCCCTCTGCTTAATCGTGGCCATAAACTTCCCAAATTCCCTCCAAAGTCCGTTATAGTCGGGGTCACCCTCCACGGCGGTTTTCACAATGCCGTGCTCAAGGCACTGGTTGAGGAACCGTAGGGCCTCGTATGCATGGCCAACGAGGGTGCAGTTGTGCTCGCAGGCGAACTGGCACACTGGAGTCCCGTGTGCGGCCGGTGGGTTGAGCCCGCAGCGTTCAAGCGCTGCGTTCACTTCCTTTTCGTTCACTTGGTATTCTCCTTGGCTGGTACTTCCCAGTAGTCAGCCTCCGCTCTTTCTTCAGCCCACCCGGCGCTGGCGTCTTTGTCCCCAGCAATGTCGGCAGGTGGGCCCTCGTACTCAAGGCATTCACTGCATCCGCATTCGTAACCGTGTGGGGTTTTCATGTCACTTCGCTCCACACACGTGCTGGTGCAGCCGCCCGGCAGACAGGACCTTGTGGCACTTCGGACACTCGCACATCGCGCGGTGCTTGCTGCTCTTCTTCCCAGGGGTCCGGTAAATGGGCTTCACCCATACCTTGACTCCCTGCACCACCGCCACAGGCACTCCGGCGTCAGGCCAGTAACGTCCCGGTATTCCCATCATCTGTTTCAATTCATCTTCCGTGGCTGGGTGTCCTTCCCATTTCTGGCTTGCAATCATCGTTTTCATGGTCTTTTGCTCCTACGTGTCACTGGTATGGCCTAGGCGTAGTATGCCATAGGAATATTTTGATGATACTCTTTTATGCTCTGTTATCACACCTTACAAACGCAGCGGGTGCATGCGCGCGTTGCAAAGGGAATGCCAGCCCTGCCGCATTCTGAGCCCCGTGGTGCGGCGATTTCCCCACACCCCGTACCACCCCACAGGCCCCCATTCCGAGCCGTCGAGCAGGGGATCAATCCCCACTTGCACTCTAAAAACTCCAATGCCATGCTTGGCCTACGCCGGCCCCAGAAGCTGGTGAGCAACGATGTACCGGGGGTGATGTATGACTGCCGCGCAAGGCAGAATTGGAGGTAATTGTGAAACCCCGTAAGAAAGTGACAAAGAACGTGGAAACGAAGACTAAGGCGGCGAACGCTGCAAGTGCGAGCAAGTCGGAGGTGAAAGCAGAGGCTGCCCCCGCGACGGCTCGGCCACAGAAAATCAAGGTACTCAAGAAGGACGCGACTTACCGAGGCAAGACGGCCCGTGAGGCGTGGTACCAGCGGATCAAGGAATACGACGGCAAGCCAGAAAGCGAGTTTCTGGACAGCGTGAAGGAGAACCCTCCGTCACGTACCAAGAACGGTGCGGCTGAACCGCCGAGTGGGTGGGTGAGGTTTTTCGTGCGTCAAGGTGTAATGTCTCTCCAACCGTAAGCACGAAGCGGAAGGGCGGCAGGGTAGATTTCCCTGTCGCCCTTCTTTTTAATCCTTAAACTCGTACGAATACCACTTCCCGACCACTCCTGTGTCAGGATGACGAGTAGATTTCTCAGGCTTTAGACAGCCGAACTTTCTCAGTGACTCGCTCATATCCCGGATAAGAGAAGAGTTTCTACTTTCACGTTCGTGTCCAAGGTAGGTGAGTACTTCCTTGATGGTGAAGTAGATGGTGGTTAACTCCTTTGAACCCCCAATTTTGTCTGTTCGTTTCTTGTTAAAGAATTCTGCAATGGAATCCTCAAAAGGATTCGCAATCGCGTATCGCTGTGCTACTGATGACGCGTCCTTGATTTCCCAATAGTCTAGCCCCCCTTCTTGGTATCTGTGCCAAGCTTCGGCCCAAAGTTGATCACGTTCACTTTCAAGTCCATGGAAATTAAGGAGCTTAGAAACTTCAACAACGGCGTAACGTCTGTACCCTGAAGAATCATGTTGGAGAAATTCGTAGCGGTTTCCGCATCCGTAAAGAGTGAATCTTCGTGGAAACACTTCAACTGAAGCTCCATATGGAGGTCTAAATGCATCTTCGTTCCTAGTTATCATCGCTTTGAGGTTACTGCTCTCCCTCTTACCGAAGGAGTCCAATTCGTCAAATCCTACACAGAGTGACGAATGCATCAACATATGGAGATCTTTGTCATTCTGCTCTCCATATAGAGTGAGGTTAGAACCCTTGAATAGGATTCCCGGCATAGAAGTCTTACCGGTCGCCTGTGGACCGATGACTATCATCATCCAATCTATCTTTGTACCCGGTTTGTCAAGTCGTGCGCACGCCGAGACAAGCCACTTTTCGGAAACTTCTTGGATGTAATCGTTATCTTCAGTTCCCCAAAGTTTAGATATCCACGTGCGTATTCTACTGCGACCGTCCCAAACTTGTGAACGTACATACTCAAGGAATGGGGATCGGGAATTCTTCTTGGCGAGGGCTTGAATGCACTGATATACAATCCGGGAAGTGACTTTGTCGAATCGTAGGTTGTGTTGGAAATAGTTAGCGATTTCCATTTCCGTAAGGTCAGGCTCAGCAGCTTTCTCGCCCACCATGACTCTATTTGTATCTGTATTTCGCCACAATCTTGGAAATGCATTATGTTCCTCCATTAGTTTCATTATGTTGGCGGTGTGTTGATGAACGACAACTCCTCCTTTAGAGTCTTGGCGAAAAGCGAGATTATATTTCCGTGCGAGTAAATCTGGGCTCTGTACGAGGGTGTCAGGATCAATTCTTGGCAAACTATCAAAAGTTTGCCGAGAAAGACATCCCCATGACACGAGAAGGTCATCGATCTTTCCGCCAGTATCAACGATCTCCACTTGGAAATCGGCTGCTCGTAAACTATGGGCAAAAGTTCCATAAGCTGAGCAGATATCGTACCGCATAACATCCCCATCTGGGATGATAAGGAACTTTTTGATGTTTCGGATCCGGGCAAGCTGCAAGATCCATCTATGGACAGAACCACTTTTGTCCGGATCACGCCACATCTGACATCCACCAATCCCGAATCCGGGTAGACGTAGATATTTGAGGACAGCAGCGGTCTTCTTTTCACCTTCGCAGCAGACAAGGGTGTCCCCCTCTATTTCAAAAAGCTTGGGTGGAATATATGGGATGTGGGACGGGAGATCATATTTGAGGAGTTGTTCAGCATTGGGTTGGGTGTATCGGCTTTCTTTGGAATACTGAGACAGGGCAAACCGAGCACGCCACATGACAGGATATCCTTCCCGGTCAACAAGCGGTTTACCGTCCAAGCCGAAGTACGGTATCCCATAGCTAGCCGTGGCACCTTCTTTCTTGAGAAAACTTGATGTATAAGCATAGATATCCTCCGGAGCAAGACCTGACTTAGCAAGGTCATTCCGCATGAATTCTAAATTTCTGGAATCGTCGTATTGAAAGAATTGAGACTCTACAGGTTTCGGGACTTTGAATGGGAGCGGTCTTAGGCTGACCACTTTATCATTCATAGAAAACCCCTTGCACTTCTACGTATTCGGTGGTAGTATTTTCCTGCGGTGATTCCGGTCACTTGGTCACCGCCTCCCCTAGACCCGAACGTTCTACCCCTTGGACGTTCGGGTCTTTTCATTTGGAGAGTGGGAAACTATTATACGCGGCGCCCTCCTCATGAGCAATCCGCAAACACTCGTAAAATGTCACCCTTTATAATGGCGCGTGCCCGCCCAACCGGGCGGATATAGCAAGGGGTATGACAAGTGAATAGACCGACGGAAGAGCAGAAAGAGCTGGTTGCGAACGACATCCGCAACGGCGGACCTATGGCTGTAGAACTGGCTTCGGAGGAAACGCTGGGCAGGGGTGTGATTTCCGGCGCCACACCCATCCTTGATGAAGCCGCCATTGAGCAGGCGGAAGGTGGCGGCGTGATTGCCGAGGCCGTGCGGGAGTTCGACCAGCAGAGCGCTGACGCGGTGGACATGGGTTGATGGACCAAGGGGTACGCCGGGCGGCGTACCCCTTTTCTTTCTGAAAGGGCTAGAACAATGACTGGATACGTGTACAACCACGACAACATTGTGTTGTCTGAGATGAATCGTAACCACGCAGGCTACGGGGTGTTTGAAGAGTTCTTTAAGCGGGCCTTCGGGCAGGGAACCGTGGTGGTGATTAATCACCATTTGGTGTTCAAGCGCGACCTGGAAGGTGGGCGGAGGGATGTACAGGAAGTGCCGAGTGCCGACACCCTCCTGTTCTCCCACCACTACATGAAAATGGTGTTTGGGGAGCAAGCCGATACGATCATGCGGGCACTGCTGATGTGCAAGCCGCAGGAACGAGAAGCTCACTTGGCCCGTGAGTTGGACCTGCTGCGGGCGGAGGAGATGCTTCGCAACCAGCGCGCGGCGGTTCGTCAGCCGATGGCACTGCGTGGGGCGATGGTAGTGTCCAATCCTGCGGACTACACTGACGAAAGCGAACACAACGCGAACAAGGTGTGAAACCTTTCCGGCCCGGCAGCCCTGACTGTCGGGCCCTTTCGTGGGGAAAATCGTATGAATGTCTACATAACACTCTACAGGGATGAAGAATTCGCGTGGGCCAAGACCAGACTGGTGAGATCTCCACATGGGATGTGGACCTTACAGGTCTTGATTATGGACAGAAATCAGAATGTGGCGGTGGGAGAACACATACTGGTGAGTCCATCGCAGATTGATAATCTGCAAGGCGTGGGTCTTCCCGTAAAAAATCCCATCCCGCCACCGCCACCACTGAAGAAAAGGATCAAGTGGTGAGGTACAAGCTGAAAGGAAGACCAGAAAATTATGGAAAATCAATTCTAAGTACCATTCATATAAAGAGGTTATCAGAGTCGCACATAAATTCCCTGTACGTCAAGGTTGAGCAAATCCGTGAATCGCGGAAACAACCGAAAGAACCGGCTATACAACGATTTTTAAATGAGGTAAAGAAATGAATCTAGGGGTAGTAGAATCTGTAGCTGATCAAGGGCAGAGAATAGAGGTTCGCTGCTGCTGTGATCCGGGTAAGCTTCTTGGGTCAATTCCGGCAAGCCCACAGTTTACTGATTTGGGGAAATTCATGGTTCCCGGGATCAAGGGGCCTGTGGAAGTTGAGCTGGCGTGGTTAGGCCCTTGGTGGAGTGGACGGGCGGCCATCAAGTCAAACGACCTCCCGATCGAATATTACGAACAGATTCGTGGGTGGCTGCCGGCTGAAGGAGTGAGTAAAGTCAACTTGCAGCCCGAGTAAATAACGCGTATACTTCCTAAGACCGTGGGACTTCCCTCACGGTCTTTTTTATAGGCGCAAAACTCATGGGCACAGAAGTAACGAATTGGAAAGAAGAATTAGCGAAAGACGCTAAGGAGATTGCCAGCAGAGAAAGACCCTCCACCAGCCAGATTGGACTCCGTGCCGGAGTGATGATGTATCAGGGACAGCAGATCCCTGGAAACAATCTGGACTGCATCATTATCGCATCTTGTACTGAGCAGCGATATGACACAAAGCCCTTTGACCCAAACAACATCAGTCCACCAGACTGTTTTTCCCTGTCGATCACAGGGGAAGAAATGGTCCCTTCTGATAAGGCTGTATCTAGACAGGCAGAAAGATGTGACCTTTGTACGAACTTCCATTGGTCCCCCAATCCCAAAAGACCTGGAAAGAATCATAAAGCATGTAAGGAGCGCCGACGGCTTGCACTTCTACCGGCTACGGTACTCAAGGATGGGAACTTCAAGACAGCAGAACTTGCAGTTCTTACGGTACCTGTCACGTCTGTTAAACATTGGGGAGTCTGGGTTAACGCTCTTTCTGCTGAATATGGAATCCCTCCGTGGGCAGCGGTAGCGAATATCAGTGCAAGACCGCATCCGGTCAACCAGTTTGAGGTTCTGTTTAAGACAGTAACTCAAATTCCCGATGAGTTCTTGGGTCAGCTCCATGGAAGGATCGCTCAGGCAGAGGAAATTCTTCTCACTCCGTTTGACTCTTCAGGTCTTACGGTGCCGGGCAGTGACCCGATGAAGGCTCCGGCGGAAGGTAAAGCGAGGAAATTCTAATGTCAAGTGTAGATTCAAAGAGCGATGAACGAACTGTCAATAACGTGATGCGTCATGCCTATCGTGTCCTTTCGGATATTGAAAAAGCTGCGATACAGAAGCTGAAGGATGACGGACTGGCTTTCCACGAATATGTGGAAAGCCTTGGACAAAGTAGGGAATTGTCGATCGCAAAGACTAAAATTGAAGAAGCCGTGATGTGGGCGGTGAAGCACATTACGCGATAAGTCTGTAATCCGGGGCGAAAAACTCCTTCAGGGGCCCGCTCTAGACTGTGCCCCCCTTAAACGTGTGAAGGCGCGCTCCCGGATTTTTAAGGGGAATATATGATCGAACCAATTACGTTGGACTTCGAAACTGAAGCCATTGTAGGAAATCCCATTGTTAACCCTCCACGACCTGTTGGTCTTGCTGTCTGGGTGCCTGGACAAGAACCAGCCTATCTTGGATTTGGGCACCCGAGTGGAAATAACTGTACATGGGAAGAATGCCGTGAGTATCTACGTAAAATCGTTAGATGGCACGGAAATACTCCATTGCTTTTCCACCACGCTGGATTTGATGTTACAGTCGCTGCAGAATATTTCTTGGATGGAGTAGACAATTGGCCGTGGAATGACTGGGAGAGAGTACATGATACGATGTATCTTCTTTTTCTTGCTGATCCCTATTCATCTACACTTTCTCTTAAGCCTTCTGCAGATCGTTACCTTGGGATGGAACCGTCTGAGCAGGATGCTCTTCATTCGTGGATATTGGCAAACATCCCCGAAGCTACACCTAAGACTGCTGGAGCCTTTATATCAAAGGCTCCAGCTGAGCTGGTCGGACCTTATGCTATCGGTGACGTTGTGCGGACTCGGAGATTATTTGATCTTCTTCATGCACGCATCGTAGCAGATGGAATGGAGGCAGCTTATGATAGAGAACGCCGGTTATTTCCTCATCTTCATCGTGCTACTCGTCGTGGTATACGAATTGATACTGACACTCTTTCTCATCACGTCACTGCGTATGAAGCTTGTCTGGCCGTCTCTACTGATCGTTTGGAGCAAGCATTGTCTGTCTCTAGCGGGACACTTGACGACACTGGCGTGTTCGCTGACGCGCTTGAGCAAAAGGGGTTTGTTACGGAGTGGGTACTGACCAAGACGGGTAAGAAGTCTAAGGCGAAGGGAAATTTACAGATAAACAATCCCGAAGTAAAGATTTTACACGAGTATAGGTCGGCTCTAAAGACCTGTCTGCAAACATTCATGCGTCCGTGGCTGGCAATGTCGGAGAAAGATGGCCGTGTTCACCCGAATTGGAATCAAGTTAAGCAATATCGTGAAGGGGGTAAGCTCACGGACAACAAGGGGACTCAAACCGGGCGTCTATCTTCAGACTCCCCTAACTTTCAAAATGTGCCCACTGAGTTCGTTTACTCCGATGGAACTCCTCTCTTGGTTCCCGAAGGACTACATCCGTTGCCCCTTATGCGACGCTATTGCCTACCTGACAACGGACATGTATGGATCAAACGAGACTTCTCTTCTCAGGAAATTCGTATTCTTGCCCACTTTGAAGACGGCAGTTTGTGCGAGGCATATCGTGCAAATCCGGGGCTAGATCCTCACCAAATGGCGAAGGATATTATTTTCGCCATGATTCAGGTCTCCTATGCTAGAAAATCAATTAAAATCACAGGCTTTTCAATTATCTATGGTTCGGGAGTTACAGGTCTCTCACACCAGCTCGGGCAACCGTACGATGAAGCAGCAAGAATTAAGAGTGCCTATCTCACAGCTATGCCCGGAATTCAGGAACTCATGGATGACGTACAGGGAAGAGCAAGAGCGGGTTTACCGATTCGGACGTGGGGTGGGCGTCTATACTACACGGAACCTCCAAAAATCATTGAAGGGCGTCTCAGGAGTTTTGAATATAAACTCCTCAACTACCTCATTCAAGGCTCCGCCGCAGACCAAACCAAGGAAGCCTGTATAGATTGGGAGGAAAATAAGTTGCCGGGAAGCATCTTCTTAGCAACAGTACATGATGAGATCAACGGTAGCGCTCCTAGAGAAGCGGCTATTGAACATATGGCGAAATTGAAGGAGTGCATGGAACGTGGCAGATTTGACGTCCCTTTCCTCAGCGAAGGATTTATCGGTGACAACTGGGGAGATATCATTGGAGAAGAAGAGTATGTTCAACAGACTAACCAGCGCTGAACAAGAAATGTTTTTCATTCTTTCTGAGGAATGTGGAGAAATCGTGCGTGCCGTAGGGAAAATTCTACGCCACGGGCTGAAAAGTGAACACCCAAGACTCCCAGGAATTGACAACTTTCATCAATTGATTTCTGAATGTGGGGATCTAATGTGTATGTTTGACATGCTTGAAAGACAATACCCAGGATTTCTACACGCAGTAGAAAACGCCAAGGTAGATAAGATTTACAAGATCAGAGAACAGAAAATTTCTTGTCTTCATCATGTGGAGCCACTGTGAGTGAGCAACAACTCGTACCGGTACGAAGAACCGGCTGGAGTCTCTCAGCAGTGGGGACGTATGAAAAGTGCCAGCTCAGGGCGAAGTATCGTTACATTGACCGCGTGCCTGAAACTAGGGGTGAAGCGGCATCGCGGGGAATTGATTTCCATAAGAGTATTGAAGATTTCCTCGCTGGGGTATCTCCCTCGCTACCGCCAAATCTTGAGTATTATCAATCGTGGTTTACAGAGCTTAGGAACTATGAAATCTACCCAGAACATGTCATCACTCTCAACGAAGACTGGCAGCCGACCAAAGAAGGCGAAAGTTACTGGTACAAAGGTATCCTCGACCTACTTGTTATCAGAAGGGGACAAGCCGATCTCCAAGTCGATGGAAGAAGCGAAGGTGAAGGCGGACCAGTCAGTGATAAGGGAATTGTCAAACCTACACCGCCAAGAGAAGCAATCATCTATGACTGGAAAACTGGCGGGATATATCCCGACCACGACGATCAGAAATCCCTTTACAGTCGGGCAGTCTTCGCCCAATTCCCTTCTGTGTTCAGCGTGCGAGCGATCCACGTTTACGTTGATAAGCGACAAATCAGGGAAAGAACCTTTCATCGTGACCAGATGCACGAATTGCGGACAGCGTGGGATGCTCGTGCCCAAAAATTTCTCAAAGCTCTTGAAAGTCCTGAAGGAATGATTCCCAACCCTGGATTTCATTGCCGTTGGTGTCCGTTTTCAGCACAGAAAGGTGGACCATGTCGATTCTAATTTGGCAGTGTTCTTGTGGTGCATCGTGTAGCGAATGGTCTACACGATGCTTTTCCTGCGGGAAGAAACGACCATGCTAGAAAAAGACATTGAGGGAGCAGTTTGTCGCTGGGCAGAGGCGAATAAATTTCTCGTTGTCAAAGTAAAATTCGTTGACATAGGTTACCCAGATAGACTTTTCATTTCCCCCAAAGGCCACACGATTTTCATTGAATTCAAGCGGCCTGGGAAGAAACCTGACCCGATCCAACACTTCCGTCTCTCACAACTTCGTATGAGGAGCATACCGGCTTACTGGTGTGACACTTACATTGAAGCAGTCAACATCCTCAAAACAGCCTTGGAACCCGAAACCGTATCAGAAGCGAGCCATAAAGCTCTTACTGAGTCAAGCATCGGGAGGATTATTCCTAGATCCCGGGCTGGGCAAGACGTCGACGGTCCTCGCTACGATAAAGATCCTGAGGGAGAAGGGTCTGATCAGGGCAGCTCTAATCGTGGCACCCCTACGACCGATGATGGTGACGTGGCCTGATGAAATAGAAAAATGGGAAGACTTTAATGATTTATCGTACACTATAGTACATGGAGCTGATAAAGCGTACAATTTAGCACTGCCAAGGGATATATACCTGATTAACCCGGAGGGGTTGCCGTGGCTGTTCAGCAGCGAAATAGGAAGACAAAGACTAGAGCATCTAGACCTTCTCGTAGTGGACGAAAGCACAAAGTTCAAAAACTCACAAAGCAAGAGATTCAAATCCTTAAAACCGTTTCTGCCGTGCTTCAAGAGGCGATGGATTCTGACTGGGACGCCTCTACCAAATGGATTGGAGGACCTTTTTGGACAAGTATATATCTTAGACTTGGGGAGGAGCTTGGGGCGCTTCATAACACACTTCAGAAAGGAATTCTTCCATCTTGGGGGGTATTCCCTGTACGACTGGCGCCCAAACCCAGACGCGTACGAAAAGGTAGTGGAAAGGATAAGTCCTCTGGTACTCCGCATGGCAGCGGAAGACTACTTAGAAATGCCGGAACTTGTCAATGTTGTGGTTTCAGTACAACTTCCTGCTACTGCCCGGAAAGTTTACGATCAATTGGAAGTAGACTTCGTAGCATTAGACGAAACATTGATCGCAGGGACAAAGGCGGTGCTAGGGGGAAAACTAAGACAAATTGCAAATGGAGCAGTATACCGAGATATCCCGGGCCAATGGGTTCACATTCATGACACCAAACTGGACGCTTTGGAAGATCTCCTGGAAGAGATCGGCGCACAACCTGTTCTACTCTTGTATGAGTTCAACCACGACAGAGAAAGAATTCTTAGCAAGTTTCCAGAATTCGAAGTTTTGGGGTCTGGCATTAGCCCGGAAAAGACCAACTCTATCTGTCAGCGGTTTAATTCTGGAGAGCTCAAAAGACTTGCCGGACATCCCAAATCTATGGGTCATGGACTTAACCTTCAGGGAGCGTGCAGCCATGTTATATGGTTCAGCATACCCTGGGATTTTGATGACTACGACCAAGCCTATCGTAGAGTTTACCGTCAAGGACAGAAGGCTAAGACTGTATTCGTTTACCACATCATAGCTAAAGACACAAAAGATGAGGAGGTAGTTAAAGTTCTAACGCAGAAAGGAGCTACACAAAAGGAATTGAATGAAATGTTGACGACGCACAGACGAGATAATTATGAGGATTAAAGTTCCAGATGGCCGGGGGTTTGACGTGGTTGTCTGGCAGAAGCCTCCTGCAGGAACTGTATTCTGCGCTGCTTATACGCGCGCAGGAGCAATTTATTTGGTTGAGTGGTTGGAAATTCCAGTTGGAATACGAACTGCATACGACATGGGTGGTATCCATCCAAGAGACTTCCTAAAAACTGTTCCAAGTGGCCTTAAGATTGGTGGTGTTGGGCCTGAGTCAGGTTCAGTAAGGCTTATTAATCCCCCCTTGCACTAAGATTACGATCGTGCTACACTCACACTACTGGACCAATGGTCTGGTCAAGGTTAACAACTATGAAGGAAAGAAAGATGAACTCAGCAGTTCCCGACCTGACGCCTCCGGGCAAGCCGGCGAAAGCATCCAAGGCCGTGGCGGGTGGAGCCCCAGACAGCCCGACTACAAGTACTCCAAAAGAGTCGAAGCCGAAGAAAGAAAAGGCCGAAAAGGCCCCCGCAGATCCGAATGCTCCCAAGAAAGAACGTGCACCGCGACAGGATTATGGCTTCCGTGCCGACGCCGTGATTGCCGTTGTAGAGGAAAAGGGCACCAAGTACCGAGGACAGCGGAAGGATTGGTACGACACCGTCAAGGCCCATGTGGGCAAGACGGTGCAGGAATGGATCGGTGCGACCAAGAAGGAAGGTGGAGATCCGCCGCGTGGCTGGCTCCGCTTTTTCATTCAGGACGGGAGCGTGACTCTTTCCGGAGGCACGAAACCAAAGAAGGAAGAGCCGAAGACAGACGCTTCGGCCAACACTCCGCCGGCGACTTAACGTATACTACGGCCTAGCCGTACGGCCTCCCGCGCTGTAGAGCCGGGAGGCCGTTTTCATTTGGGGAATTGATTGTGAAGAAGAAAGCGGCTAAAGAGAGATTTGATTACGTGGATGTGAGATTTCCTAAGGGATCCATTGAAAAAGTCTATACCTACCGAGTTAGAAAGGGGGCCAAACTCTACTACGGGCAGAGCCTTGTAGTGGAAAATGAATACGGAACAAGCGTAGTGTTCGTTGTCGGCATTAACACGGGTAGACATAGAGATTACCCGAGTGTGAATTACAAGCAGATAAAATTGAAGGTAGTTGAGCTATGAGTGGAAAAGGTTTTGCGAGCATGGACCCCGAACGGCAGAAGGAAATTGCCCGCATGGGTGGGAAGGCTGTTTCTAAGGAGAAGAGATCTTACTCACTTAACCGTGAGCTGGCACGGGAGGCCGGTAGGAAGGGAGGTATGTCTGTCCATCCAAGTAAGAGGTCATTCAGCCAGAACCCCGCCTTGGCAGCAGAGGCAGGACGTAAGGGTGGGCGATCAGTACCTGCCGAGAAGAGAACTTTCAGCATTGACCGTCAGGCAGCGGCGGAGGCTGGACGGAAGGGGGGTTTGAAATGACCAAGAAGGTCGAACTTCAGCCGGGCCTTGCGATCGAGGAATTATACGACCTTGAAGGTAGACCAATAGGGTTAGAAATTCAACAGTCTGCAGGAAAAGCGGGAGTTTGGAACAATATCAAGATTAGCCCGCAGGGAGTGATAAAGTTGGCTGAATTCCTTGAGAACCTCGTAGCATGAACATCTATATTATGTCACGCGGGCGCGCGGGGAAGGTCAGCACACTGAAGTGGATACCAAAGGCATGGAGAAACCGAGTTGTCCTAGTCGTACCGAGAGCCGAAGTACTTGACTATTACGAGAAAGATCTTGGTGGTATACGATATGACGGGACAGGACCTCAAGTTCTTTTCGGTCCAGAAACCGTAACCAACTACAGCCAGAAATTTCAATGGATATTAGACGGGCTTCCAGGTAGACTTGATTATGAAAAACATAAGCAAGACAAAGCTGTTATCATTGATGATGATCTCGTGTTTAGTTCTAGGTCCGATCCACTCGCCCCCAACAGCCTCATATCTATCAAGGACCCTGAGGCTACAGTGGACATGTGGGCGGGAATTGAGACCCTGCTCGAGGAATACGCTCTGGTGGGGGTGCACCCACGGCAGATGGGTCAGCACGCGGCTAGACCCTATGTGCTCAATGGTCGTATCATATGTCTACAAGGTGTGAATAGGAGTAAAATTGGACATGTTAAGGTGGATCAATTTCCAATTCTGGCTGACGTGGTCCTCAATTGTACTATCTTGGCACGTGGGCGAGCAAATGCGATCCTCACAACGTTCTTCCAAGATCACGGACCCTGCCAAGCCAATGGGGGGTGCTCAATCTACCGTACTCACGAAATGCAACGGGAGGCTGTCACTTATCTCGCTACTCGTTTCCCAGGGTTCGTGAAGGTAGTACCCAGAAAAACCAAAGACAAGTGGCTTGCAAATGAACAAGGGGTAAGATATGACTATACCTGTCAATGGAAGCAGCTATACGCCGCCGGACGCGCTCATGTACTGGATCCGGGAAAGGTACCAAATCCGGACAAAGAAGCAGCAGGGGCTTCCCAAGCCGTGGAGTGAAGACAAGGTCTTTCAAACCACGTATTTCTGCAATGTTCACCGTGAGGACGACCGTGTTACGAAGTGGATCCGTGAGTATTACTCGCCTCATGTTGACGATCCTATGTTTGAGTATAACATCATTCTTTCTCGGTTTCTCAACTGGCCCGAAACTTTGGGATTTGTCGGTTATCGCTATGCGCATACTCCTGACAGTCTTCTCTCCTTACTGGAACATATAGCGGGAAACGGACAGAAAGTCTGGGGAAATGCCTACGTTATCACGACTCATGGCATACCCATGCCTAAAGCCACCTACCTGTGCAGGAACGTGCTCGAGGACGTGTATAAGCAGCTCGAGCACCTGAAGAATGTGTGCCGGCAGGGTTACCTAGGGGTGGCCAGTCGGGCGCTCCAACGCGTCGAGGGCATTGGGTCTTTCCTCGCCGGGCAGGTTCTAGCTGATCTGAAGAATACGGTTGGATATCCAAATTTTCACGATTTTTACACCTTCGTAGAACCGGGTCCGGGGAGTCTCCGAGGTGCTTCGTGGTTCGTATATGGGGAACCGGACCGGGTAACGACGAGAAGCTTCATGGACCACTTTAGAGATATCAGATACTATACCGAATCTCACTGGCCTGCTGGAGTACCCCCAGTCCATAGTCAGGATCTGCAGAATTGTTTATGTGAGTTTGACAAGTATTGCAGAGTTTCTACTGGTAGCGGACGATCTAAGAGGGGGTATAATGGCACAGCCTAGGGGAAGTACAATACGGAAGGTTATAGAATACCTTGAAGAACACGGACTTTCGGTTTACGGACCGAATGCGAACTTAGAAACAAAGATTATCTACCCAGCCTGTAGAGATTTCAATGCTGAAGATGCTGTGAAGTTTTGCCGTATTCAGGAAAGGGGCGGATTTACGGAGAGTGATTATGACGATTAGTATCCTAGCTAACAACACGCCGGAGGCGTACGTAGAATCGTATTGGACGATAAAAACGTGGGCTAAGCCGGAGCAGTCTCGTGCGGGGCCTGTACTTTCTATTCCTCAGCCTGTAGTGCTGGAAATACGCCGGCCGTACGAACGCGTACTCTTTGACGTGGAGAGAAACGCGAATCCATTCTTCCACGTTATGGAGACTATATGGATGCTAGCGGGAGGAAATCGCGTTGGATTCCCTGCAAGGTTCAATTCTACATATGTGAACTATGCAGAAGCCGATGGTGTCGTACATGGGGCGTATGGAAAACGGTGGAGGGATCATTGGAAAGTCCCCGGGACGAATGGGCGGTACTCCCTGGATCAAATCCAGCTTGCGATTGCTTTCTTGAAAGAAGATCCCTCAAGCAGACAAGTGGTACTTTCTATGTGGGATCCTCCGGAGGACCTAGGGGCGAAAGTAAGAGATCGCCCTTGTAATACTCATATCTATTTCAGAGCACATGAGGGGGTGAGTGACCGTCAATTAGACATGACTGTCTGTAACCGCAGCAATGACCTTTTGTGGGGTATGTTAGGGGCGAATATTGTCCACATGACATATCTCCATGAACTGGTGGCGCATGGCGCAGGCATGGAAATGGGGACTTACCGTGTATTCACCAACAACCTTCATGTCTACACTGAAACTGATGTATATCAGAACTTTTCCAAGGGCCCAGTTCGTCAGGATCCTTATCATTCAATTGATACGTATCCTCTTCTGAACGGAAAGGAAACAGTAGAAAATCTTCTTCAAGATTGTGAAGATTTTATTGATGAAAAGAAACCAGTAGCGAATACGGTCTATAGGACCAAGTGGATTAATGAAGTAGCTGCGCCGATGTATATGGCGTACCGAGTTAGAATTTGTAAAACTGGAGATGGACTAGATTATGTTGAAAAAATTCAGGCAGAGGATTGGAGGCTAGCATGTCGGCAATGGATAGAGAGAAAGATACGGTGATTTGTGACCTCGACGGAACCATCGCTTTGGACATTTATAGAAATCATTATCTTCACCCGCCACACAAGGAAGGTTGTAGTATCGAAGAAAACCATGGAAGAGGATTTTGCGACTGTGGCTGGAAAAGAGATTGGACCTCATATTTCAGCGAGTGTGCAAGTGACGAGCCAAATTGGGTCGTTATCGATATACTCCGTCTTCTCTGGGAAGATGGGTACAATATCCGTATTCTTTCAGGTCGTAATGCTAGTGTTAAAGATGCTACGGAAAAATGGCTCCGTCAACACGCGGTTCCATATCACTCGTTACGATTGAGAGATGTAGAAGACAGGACTGATGACAATATCTTGAAGCCCAGATGGGCAGAAGAATCCGGGTACTTTCCTTCCAATACCCTCGTTGTATTTGAAGATCGTTCTCGTGTTGTCGAAGCTTGGAGGGAAAAAGGGTACACCGTCTTCCAGGTGGCTCGCGGTTTGTTCTAATGCTATAATACAGGGGTGCCAAGCAATGGCAGCGAATGATAGGCAAGTAGGTGGAAGTCACTACAAGATTGGAGGAGAAGAGCACTGGGACCGGGTGCACCGACTCGGACTCGACTACTTCCAGGCTCAAATCACCAAGTATGTGGAACGTTGGAAGAACAAAGGGGGCGTTACCGATTTGGAGAAAGCCCTACATGTTCTTGAGAAATATATTGAGTTGGAGAGTAAGACGGCGAAGGATAAGGCTGCTGAAGTCTATCAGACTGTGGCGAAAGATAGAACGACAGTTAGAGAAGGATCAGCTAGTTGCCGCCCTGCGTATGGGGGAACGACACTTACTTCATCCGACTAAGCAGGTTAAATCAGGTAAGCCCACTACCTCTCCGCCCGCCTAGCGGAGACACCTACGCCCGTTCCGGATCGGGTGTGAGGCACCGGCGTTGGTCCACGAGACGGCCTTTAGGAGGGTCGCCAATGTGTCAGTAAAGCAACTTAGCAGGAACAAGGATATACGCGATTTAATCCGCGTGGCACGGAGCCAGAACTGGATAGTTCAGAAACTACAGAACAATCATCTAAGATGGATTCCACCACGGGGTCCATTTGTCCACAGTAGTGCCATGGTCAATCACCAAGGGGCGCTGCCGAAGATTAGACATGATCTGCAGAAAGCAGGTCTTCAACTGGATACAATCTACGTGGAACGTCCAAAACAATTCATACAGGCGATTGTGGAATCAGAGCAGCCTCCGCAACCGCCTGCTCCACTGGCCCCTGAGCCAATGGTCGTCCAAGAGCTGCCAAAATCAACAGAACCACCAACAGTGGAGATAGAAGAAATGCCTAGGAAGATGGCCGGACGTGGTAAGACACAAGAAGCAATTGTGACTTACCTCAAGAAACGGTACCCAACGAACCTTACCAACCACGATATATTCCAAGGACTCAAGGCCAACGGGTTCAGTACGACCAAGGGGTCTGTAGCTCAGACCACATACACGATAGAAAAGAAGGGTCTGATCACCCGTGTACGTTCTGGCGTGTACAAGTGGAATCCGGATTCTACTTCCCCGGTAAAGACAGAGGCTACCAAGCCGAAAATAGCCACCTTGGCCGCCACCGGCTCCGACGCCGAAGCCTTGAAGCAGGCCATGGACAAGGTGATGGAAGCCGTTTCGGAGATCGAGACGGTTGTAGCGCGGCTTGGCGAAAAACTGGCTGTAGTGGAGCAGATGCAAAAGCTGTTCGGCGGGAAGTAACTTATCGAGGCACCTAGCGCGGGGCCCAGCCCTGCCCAACCCCGCGCTAGGTGCCTCGATCGCCTTAGCTTAACTGTACCAAGGCGCTGGCCGCAGCCAGAATAAGCATTGCTGCGAGCAGACTGTACAAGACCAGGAAGTATTCCCGGTCATTCATCTTTCTCTTCATGAGGAATCCTACTGGATATCCCGCGTAATTCACTTTCTGCTTCAGCGATCAGGGCATCAAGTTCTGAGATACGAGAAGTCGCCTTGCTGAGAGTTTCCCGTTCTCTCTGATACCCCTCCAATCTGATCTTAATCTCAGAATGGATTTCTTCCAGAAACTTACTCACTGGGGATCTCCCGAACAGGTGACTTTCACTGAGTTAGGGGCAATCTGAGAATTTACCGATTCACGGAGAACAAGTCTTTCCGAAAGAGGTTCTTGACAATAGCGATTGATCGCCTTGGCGACCTGTGGACCCACCTTTGGCGCAATCAGTGCGCAACCAGAAAGCGCGAGGGCAGTCACGAGAAGAATTACTGATTTCATTTAGGTTCCTTAAGCCCCGGCACCAGTCGGAGCATTGTATTGACAAGAGTATCTACAGAAGTTTTTAACTCAGTAATCTGATTACTGAGTTTCCACAAGAGATAACCTACCACACCAATGACGGGAGTACCCCCTGCCTGTAGAATTGAGATAAAGTCAAGATGACTCGGATCCACTTTTCACCTCACCTACGGTTTCTTGAATCTTCAACTGTGACATGATGTCCATAATGAGAGGATTAGCTGTTTTCCACGGGCAGTTGGCCAACATATCTAAGATGTAGCTAATGCCCTGAGGGGAAAATTCAATCTTCTTATTTCCGGTAATCTTTACTTCGTTCATTTCGTCGCTCGTTAGTTTAGTAGATACGCAAACTGTAGCCCGTTTATCTGAATTCCTTTAGTGGTCGCAGAAGAACTCCAACCCACATCAGATCCACCACGATAAAATACAAGAGACCCACCAGAAGTCATCTTTGCTTGGTGGACAGTGGCACCGTCTGCAGATCCATTTTGAATAAAATCTCCCTCACAAGCTCCCATAGCAGTGTCGGATGCGGGACGAATAATTGCTGGGGCTCCAGAAACACTAAATGATGTAGAATTACTTGTCGCGGTAAGCGTTGGCATACTCAGCATAACCAGCTTGCCGACTCTCTGATAAGTAACAGTGAGAGTTGGTGAAGTTGTGAAGCCAACGAAGGTTCCTGTGTAGGTTCCCTGCGCAATCTGCCCAGCCGTGGACCCACCAAGAGCAATACCAATCTGATTCGCAGTATCATGATAGAAACCAGTATCTGGATCCCCAAAGAATGTAAAGCATGGATTTGCGACAGTGGCAGAAACGTTACCTAAGACAAATGCACCATCAGAAAATAAGATTATTCCCGTCTGCGCGCCTGCAACCAGACGCATATCATTAGCACCATTATGGTAAATCCCTGTGTCTGTGTCAGAGGCAAACAGATAAGCAGGTGCTCCAGCACTTCCATCTGGTGCAAAAATAGATCCAGTAGGTTGGAACCCATTAATGTTGAGTATCCCAATAAGTGCTCCACCCCCAGCGAATCTCATTTCATTTGCCACTGCACGATAGATGCCCGTGTCAGAATCGTTGGCGAAAGAAACTCCGGGAGCCGAAACACCACCATCAGGTCCCGCCCACTGTAAAGAAGTTGTCTGAAATTGTGTTCCTGTTATAACTCCGACGAGAGCTCCGTTTGAAGCAATACCGATTACGTTGGCGCTCTGAGAGTAGAACCCAGTGTCAGCATCGTTAGCGAAAGAAATTCCAGGGGTGGCTGCACTCCCGTTAGGACCCGCCCATTGTAAAGAGGTTGTCTGAAATTGTGTTCCAGTGATGACTCCAACTAAAGCTCCCCCAGAAGAAATACCGATTGTATTGGGATTCTGAGAGTAAAATCCGGTATCTGTGTCAGAAATGAAACTTAAGCTTGGTGTTGCCGCCGCTCCGGTGGGTACTCGTAGCTGACTTGAGGTTAAGACAAGAGCTTGAGCAGCCGCAATGGAATACGAAAATACCCCAGCGGACACTCTATATAGACCACTATTCGTTTCACTAGTCCAATTCAACGCCGGAGCGCCAATGGTGCCATTGGTGAGTGAAAGAGAAGAAGTCATACCTCCCTGCCCGCTACGGGACAGGGAATCTGTCATGGCCGTGGCGAGGTCTGAAAGAGTCGTATTCGCCCAAGTGGACGAAATTGTAGTCCCCGTTACGACCGGATTACCGGCGGGGAGACTATATGTTCCACCACTATTCCGAGGCATCTTTTATAATCCGTTCTCTTAGAGTTGCGGGATTCTTACCCATGGACAAAAGTTGATCAGAAAGATTTGGCCCTGCCATTCGTCGTGGCCTACCATTGATGTATTCAATTCCCTGAGGAATTGGTTTATTTCTCAGAGCTTCAATGATATACCTTATGACATCACTCATGGTGATCCTGCCTGAGTACCACCCACTGAACGAATAAACTTCTGTAAAGCCGGTCCAAAACCCGGATCTTTCTCAACAACCTTCGTAAGAAGTCGTTGCGCAGCCGTGTCCCCCAATAGTGCTCGCTGTACCGTCTTGGTGGCCATTGCGTTTCCACCAAGAACAGTGACCAAAGGAACTACAGGATCTCCGTAAACTCCTGCTCCGCCTAGACCAATCGTGGTAAGTATCTTACCAGTGCGAGTTCCTCTGGTAACCGGCTCCTTGAAAATTTCCTCAATAAGAGCATCGGCTAAGTCAGAACTGGTGCTGTTCTGAGCATTGGAAAGAGCTTGCTTTGATTGTCTAGCAAGCTGACCCTTCACACCAATGACGTTAGGAAGTCCCTCTTGGTAGGCAGCACGGAATCCACGTGAGATAAGATCATCGTCACTGGCTGCCTGACTAATTGGGATGTCAAGATTCTTTCCAGCCTCAGCTTCTAGATCTCTTACAGCCTCATTTTTCTTAACAAGCCCCTTCGTAAGGCGGCCACCACCCTCAAGAAACTTAGAAATGATGGCACTCGTAGCCGCACCCTTGGCTGCTCCAGTGCCTTGTTCATTTGGATCAGCCGCTGCTGCACCGCCTACCGCACCCTCGAGAGCGGCGATGGTAGTGGGGTTACCTAGGGTGCGCCCCAACACACTGCCCCCTTTCGAAAGCCCTCCGAGGGCTCCCAATGGTGCTGTGGCAACCGTGGCTGCCATGGCCTGTCCCGCAGCCTGACCGAGTGAACCTCTACGAGTACGAGCGAGAGGTGAATCCATCTTATCCTGTTCACGAATTTCTTCGTCAGACACCTCTGGTAACTTTACTCCGCCAATAACTTTCGCCAGCGGATGGAGGTTGATGGCCTTCTGCTCGAGGTTGCCGAGACCGCGAGCAACTCTCACAGCACCAGATCCCACACCCTCAGTAAATGCATCTTGAACTGGGCCGTACCGTTCCTCAAACTGTTTAGAATTCGGATCGTACTCAGCCGGATTCTTGGCTATCAGCTGACTTCGCTGATAACCCTTGACCACAGCTTTTGGATCTGCCCCATCAGGGGCATCCAGAACTGTACCGTCTGGGAGTTCAATCTCCAATTACATTACCCTCAGCATCAACTTTGATTCTCTTACTTACCGGACCGTGACCGCCAGAATCTTTCTCCAGATCCATTCCCAGGCTGTCAAGGTCAGCATATTCAGCGATGGCGGCAGGGTCGTAGTTTTCTTTCATAAGACCGCGAGCCTTGTTCCCGAGACGATGTTCAAACACCTTACGAAGTGTGGGAAGAGCCTTCGCAATCTGCTCATCACTCTGACGAACAGCCGGATTGGCGTCATTCCACGCCTTCTGCTCATTGGCCGTGAGAGTAGCTCCGAACAGACGGTTACGGGCGAGAATATTGTAGAGGCGATCAAATCTTTGCTTCATAGCAAAGGAAGTTTTATCTTCTTCACTACCGATTCCCATACTTGCACCGAGGTTTTTCAACTGACGCATTCCGGGAATGGGTACGCCCCCCTTTCCTTCAGCGTCAGTCAACACTTTCACAGCACCAAACTTACCACCGCTTTTGAGGTATTGTTCAAGGTTATTGAATTCACCAATATCCTGAGCAATGTCTTGAAGATCCTTAATATCCCCCTGCCGTAACTTGGGAATTTTGGTCTCGCCCGCCTTGTCTGCCTTGGTCTGGGCAGCCTCCGCCATCATCATTTGATAGATGTGGTCAAGGGTCTGTCCACGACGAGTCAATTCCTCAACATTCTTCATGTGTTGAAGTTGGCCGGACTGATACTCTTTGGTCTGGGCATTGTCGATATCATGTTGACGAGTATCTTGGAGCTCCTTGGCGGCTGCGTCAGCGCTAGAGGCCATACTTTGACCAAAAGGTTGGAGAACCCGATCACCCGTGAGGGCTCCAAGTTCTCCAAAAGAGCGACGACGCCGAAGTTGCTCAGCTACTGCCTTCTGCTTTTGAGTATCTGTTGGAGCAGCCCCAATCAAATAATCGTAAAGATTATCCATCAGTAGTTGACTCTTGGAACCGTTGACTCATCAAACGGAACATTAGCCATTTCAGGTCGCTTGATGGAGAAAGAGTGCTTTCCCTGCCCACCACGAAGTCTACCCAGAAGAGCGTCCATGTATGACTGGCGACCAGAAATCTGCTGTTGTAAGAGAGACTGCTGCTGATCCCTAAGTTTATCCATATCACGACCAGCCTTGATGCCTTGCATCGCATAGGCTATATGTTCTAAAGGACTGGCAGCCACGTAGACACGACCTGTATCAGTTCCTCGCGGAGCCTGACGGTTACGAATCATCTGTGCCTGCTTCATCTGATCATCTAAAGACGACTGTTCATCGGGTATAACCCCGAGCTGAAGCAACTTCTGAAGATCTTCCTCGGAAAGATTATCCAAGTCTTCCATAATCCACCATGTTGTACCCAGACTTGTGACGGACCACCAGTGAAGGATCAATTTCGTCGGCCATCACGCCCACGCGGATCTTACCTTCCGGATCCCACTTGTATTGGAAGACATACCAATTCGCTCCGTCTTTCATCCGTAGGAAGATAATTCCTTTCTTCAAGCGGCGATCGGAGAACATCATTGCCGCAGAGCCAGCCCCGCTAAGGGCAGAGTTGATTCCTGCCTGCTGAGCCGAGAAGGCATCCAGATTATACTGGCCTTGGTTCTGTGCTGCATTGTTATACTGAGCTGCCTGTGAGGCATTGGCAGTATTAAATGAAGGCATGTTCGGCATACTGATCTGTTGACCACTGAGGATCGAGTTGATCTCATTCAGACTAAACCCTCGTTTCTGCATCTGCTCAGCAATCTGCTGCTGTCGCATCTGGTTCTGGTAATTGGCAGAAGTCAACTGCTGATTAAAATTCGTACCCTGCCTCGTGTCCCCAAGTTGAGCACCAGACATTTCCTGATTAAACTTCTGTGATCCAATACCAAGCTGCTGCTGGAGGGCCTGCGCCGCAGCAGAATTAGCGAAAGCTCCACCGGCCTGTGTTTCATTGAAACCCTGCTGGCGATTACCGAGATCCATACCGAACATACGCTCGGCTTCTTGACCAGAACCAATAGTGGCCTGATACTGAGCCTGTGTACGAGCATCATTTTGATCTTCACGCATGCGCTGCATCTCAGCGTCAAACGCTTGATCACCTTCCTTCAACCCCTGATTGTAGAGCTGAGTCCGTTTCTGGTCTAGTTCCTGCTGCATGCGAGGTTCTTGACGGTTGGACCATTGACCGTAAATCGCATCTTCAGCATTCTTGGCATACTTCTGAGAAGAATCTACACCCTGTAAGCTAGAAGTATCAAGTCCCCGCTGGATATTTTCCGGATTGTAGTCAGGAATTCCAGGGGCTTTACCAAACTGCTGCGCCTGAGGTGTGTCAGCAAGATTGGCAAAGTCATCCCAATTCATCTCCTGGCCAAATTCATTCTGAGAGCGGCCCAGCATGCTCTCAGCTATGTTTGACTTACCCTGTGTGATTCTCATCTGCGCATCTAGCGCAGACTGAGATTCAGGAGTCAGATTCGTATTCTGAGTCCAAGAATTAAGATAGGTGCCCGTGGTCGGATCCCACGTCGGTTTTACCTCCCACGTCTGCTGGCCGAACGGGGTATTGATCGTTGGACGATTAGCCCACGTCTGCTGTTCGGTGACATCACGAGAGGAAGCCGCCTGCGCATTCGCGGCACCTGTGTAGTCGGGAGATGCTGGGGTCTGTTTGCTCACATCGCAGTCCTACCATTACGAAGCATAATGGCCCGAAGCATTTGAGGATTCGGGGCGGTGGGCGCGGCTTGAAGACCGGGAGCTCCAGCGGAGGGCATGCTACCACCGTTCTCAGGGACTTGCAACATAGCTCCGGGACCGCTCGCACCCATCCCAGTCTGTCCACCTCCACCAAAGGACATAGGCGGAGCAGGCTGCTGGGGCATAGGCTGTGGCATTGGAGCATCATGCGGACGTGGCATTCCACCACCCATGTTGAATGGAGAATTGTGATAATTATACCCGCCGTTGGTCCATCCTAGACGCATGGACGGTTGATCAACTCCAGACTGTCCGTTAATGGAAGACCCAACTCTCTGTCCCGGATCAAACGGAGTAGGAGCAGGTCCCTTAGGCGCCTTGTCCTTGTCAACAAGATAGTCGGCGGGGCCGATATAATTCTTGTTGTTGCCGGCAAGCATACCGATCGCGGTACCACCGGGGTTTGCGATCTTCTTCAGCTTGCTGAAAATTCCCATTAGTGCATCCTCAAATAACGACACTCTTTACGAGTCATTTCTTTGACCACCATGTCAATCCCGGTGTCCCATCCGTCAATCTGTCGGTATACCTCCCGAAATCCGAGAGCATCCGATACCTTGAGACTTTCTGCTGCCGACGCAGGTGTAATAGTAAAGAGTTTTCCTTTAGCACATTGGATGAAACCATATGTGAAAACTTCTGTAAGGAAGACTCTATTAAGAAGGTAACGGGGACCGGTAGAGTAGATGTGGACTTGGACCGCGTTCGGCGTCCAAGAATCATAGACAACCATCGCACCTTCATTTCGTACTCCTCGCATTGATGGACTGTATGGAAGCGGAAGCTTACCACACACAAATGCGATCTCGGCAGGGGTGGCTGCACGAATCACAGCACGCCCCCGACGGTGTACATCAAATCATACCGTATCAGAATGGTATTCGTCGACGAACTACCATTAATCGCAACTGCGACATTACGTCCGATTCCAGAACCACCAACAGGCGACTCAATTTCAAAAAGATCCCCACCCCATAGACTAAGATCCCAAATTCCAGAATCCCATACAGAACCAGTAAAAACTGGAGAAGAGGGTACGGCAAGGACTTCAGAAAGATTATACTCATAGCGAGCCTCCACAGCATAAGAGGGGGCCTGATCAGCAAGAAACACAGGTCTTATAAACTGAGTTATCTTGTACTTTCCAATGTCATCATACTCATTGAAAACAGATAACGCAGACCAGCTTATCGCGACACCATTTGCACCATTGATGTCGACAGCATCTTGCGTGCCTGTGTGTATCAAAACCTTGTTGTCAGATGTTCCTATGTAAAAAGATCCATCCCATGTCTCTCCCGTGAAATAAGGAACATCACGATAAACAGCCCAGCCCTTTGAATTTAGAGACTGAACGAATTGAATATAATCAAACCCAGTCTGGAATGGAACAGAACACAACAACAGATTTTCTGAAGAAAGAAGTTTGATTTCCCACCCAAGAGAAGATCTTGCAAGAAGCATCTGCTGATTAATTAACGGGGTAATCTTTCTAGAAAGATATGACTCTGTCTGCTGAATCAACGCACCAGCAATCAATTTCGTTAATGGAATTATTCCATACGCTGAAAGTAGGAAAAGTTCACCGCCAAAGGCGCCTCCAATGCGACGCCCAGCCGGAGGCGGTCCAATGTACCACACCCCTTGGATAGTGAAGGTAGTGGCACTTGCAGGATCTGAACCCAAATACAGTACGACATCTCCTGCCGAACTAATTGCGACAAGGTAATCGTTAGTGCCTTGTCCTCCGTCGACGGTCCAATTGTACAGGGCGACAAGAGTACCACCGGCTTTGAATTTACTACCAAAATTGAACGCGGTAGCAGCCCCGTAGATGGTCCCAGCGGTGAGATACCACGCGCGAGCAGAATTCTTCTCAACAAACCAGAGACGTTCTTTGTAGGCGACAGCTTGAACAAAAAGAGTTGGATCTACTCCTGAGATCTGGGTAGCCCCACCACCCATGGTGACCTGAAGCCACGTAGCTCCAGCTTCAGTGTAAGTGAAGTACCCATTCGATTCATCACAATACACGCCGAAAAATCCAGCTATGGTCGTATAGTTCACCCACTGACCGTAGCCTGAGGTAGCATCAACTGTGCTGAATGTGACTAGAAGAGAAGGTGCCGCAGAACTGGCAGACGCATTGTAGATGCCATTGTTCGCCATAGCGAACAGCCGAGTAGCGGAAGAACTAGAACCCTGATAAGGGAAAAGACTTTTTACTCCATTAGTCCCGACATTAGTGCACCATTCTCGATATCCAGTACGTACTTCGCAGCCATACTGACCTGGGATAAGATTATACTGGAAAATGCTATCCTCAGGAGATCGGGTCCCCATCGTGAGGAGATTATCCATTGCATTAATCCCGGAATTTGGAGCCGGGACTGGAACGCACTTTAGTTCAGGAGGCGCAGGTTGGAGAAGGGTAGCCTGTCTCGGACCCCGAGAACCACTGACTGGAAATACCATTACGGAAGTCCATAGTTGGTTTCAGGAATGTTGCGATAACCGAGGTAGGGGAAGAACCGCGACCGAGCCATGTTAAGAATCTGTGCAGTAGTGTCACGCCCTGTCCATGCGTTGAACATAGTGAGAAATTGACCAACTGCTGCGGTCGTATCAAAACCCTTGGCCTCCAAGAAGCGAAGCTTTAGAAATTTCTTTATGAGAATAGGTTCATAAAGAATGACGTCTGTAGACTGAGTGGGTGCCGGCTTGGCTGGAGTCGTAGTTGCTGGGTTAGCGACCCACCACCGACTTATGTATTCAAAATTGATCTCAATATTGTCTGGCGGAGGTTGTGGAAGAACCTGCAACTGTTCTTCAGCAATCTTAAAGCTAACATAGATCGTTGCGTTAGCCAGATTCGTATTGATCAAATAGGTCCAGTCCTGCTCTGAAAGAGGACCGCCCAATGGAAGACCGGACCCTGCGTTGGTTGGGGTCCAGCCTGTCTGATCAATCATGTATCCAAAGTCAGCTGGAAGGTCGTAGTTCCCTGTGTCTGGGGGGACATTAGTAGTAAGACTGTGAACTTTTACTAGTTTCTGCCACTCAAAAAGAGCCAACATCTCCTGTCCAGCTGAAGACAGGAGAGTGCACAACTGTATGAATGCAGGATCTGTACTGGCGTAGGGATCCGAAACAGCAGTGAGGCCGACCTCAGAGGCTGCGCCATTGACAATCTGGGCTGCTGTTTCGTATCTAGACATTACGCCTCCGCTTCTTCCCTGAGATTTTCAACAGCCTTGACTAGATCAGCCACCTGCTTCTGCAGAGTTGAAATCTGATTGTCACGCTCATCGAGCTCAGCTCGCATACGAACCAGAGGTGCAGCTTCTTTCGCAGCCTGAAGATGATCTTTTGCAAGCTGCTTCAGTTTCTGGATCTGAAGGAATTTAGCGGACGTTGAGTCTGGCATATTCGCCAGTTGTTCAAGGGTCATACAGTTGAAGAATTCAAGTTCCTTTACCTGACCAAGTGTCAGCCAAGGCACCATTTTCAACGGCGTACCACTGACAGCATCTTGATTTTGCTTGTTCTTGAAGGCAGCATACTGGCGTGGAAATCTTTCGAGATCTTTCTCCCACACCCGACGATGAACTACGTCTCTCTCACCAGGAATCATGATAGTGATGTATTCAGCGTCTTTGTAAATTGGACGACCTTCTGTAGTCGTGGCAGCCTGATCAATTTCCGGGAAAAGGCCAAACTGAATGCGAAGACGATCATCAGGGTTTGAATGATTGCCATTCATAGAGTCTAGAGCTTGAGCTGTGACTCCATATTCTGCTTCTGCTGTTCTCATTTGTCGCTCCTATACTGCGGAGAAATTCCCCGCCGCTGTTATTGGATTTCTACTGGAAAATGTAACCGTCGCAGCTACATCAAAAATCAATTGACCTTCACTAGTGATGGGAATTCCCTCAATGTAAGCTGCCACGGTAGCAGGAGCTAAAACTCCAAAAACAGCTCCGGAAGCATTCATACGGAATCCCTTCACGAAAAAATTACCCGATGGAGCGCTTACGTCAACAGCCAGCGCCCCACTATTCATAAAGCCGAACCCTTGGTTTATGAAATCTGGAGTTATGCCGGGTCCAGTGGTTATATCCACTGCATCAGTGACAAATATAACTCCAGGAACAAGCATTACCCGGGAACCACCTGAGTTTTCGTTTGATCGCCCAAAAGAAGAGGTGGAATCAAAAACGTTGGGTATTTCCCGAGAGTTGACATAAGATCTGCCAGACCAGAAACTTCCGCCGCCGTCGTACCCCCAGCCATAGCCGCTGCGACCCCAGCAGCCTGAGCAGCCAATTTCGTTGCAAGAGCACTAGCTGTTTGAGCCATCAAAATTCTCCCGAAAGCCCCCAGACCAATTTCTGGGGGCTAGGTTTCTTAGGTGATCTGACCCTGAGCAAATACGCGATTCATCTCCAGAACGTTGTAGAAGATAGTCGCGTTATTGTAGGTCGCAGTGACGTTTCCGGTAACCGCCGCAGAGTTGGCTACCGTGACATCAATGTACCGTCCCAGAGGGTCAACCGCACTCACAATCGCCGCCGCACCAACACCTGTACCCGACACATACGCACCGGGGAAGAACCCCGCCGTGTTTGCCAGAAAAATACGAGTATCAGAAGCGATGCCGGAAACTGCCGCCGCCACAACCGTCTGAGTCGCAGGTGTCATCACACGAGCGTTCAGAAGCTGTTTGCCGGCAGAAACTGCACCGATCTGTCCAGCGGCCACGATGCCGGCAGTTGTATCAGCCGCAACAGAGGCGTTGCTGCTGACAGGGTATCTGCCAGTCATCATGAACCAACCATACTGACCAGTCGTAAGCGCCGTACGTCCGATATAGACATACACCGCACGACCAAGATTGGCCGTATTGGGACAGGCCGTCATGTTGTATGTGAAGACCTTATTGGTTGCGTCCCAAACAGGGGTCAGCACACACAGATTTGCGAGAGGAATAGCACCGCCGGCTCGGGCAAAAATCAACTCAGCAGGTCCCCAAACGGGATCCTCTGCCGGAAGCATAAATCCCGGACTCCAGGTAAGAGGAACAGAAGGCGTAGGAACTGGTACCACATCTTCAAAGACTGGGTAGCCAGAAACTGCGTCATCAGACTTAAAGGCCATGACTTATACCTCCTTTTAGTTGTTGTCCCAGCGACCCTGGAACTGTGAGCCGGAGGTAGTGAGGTTGCCCGCCCAAGCGATGATTTGGACCTCAGCGTCCTGATTGATCGCGTATCGCTTATTCGGGGACAGAGGTACCATGTTTCTCTGGCTGTGTGGACGCCAGAAAATGTATTTAGAATTAAGAAAGAACGCAGTGTTCGCAGGGCAGAACCCACCGATACCACCATCCAGAACAACGTCAGCGTCCATGAACTGTACGGTGGGAAACCCGAGTTTCGCCGATTCAGTTCCGGTGAAGCGCTGAAGAGCCTGAAGGGACTGCAAATAGATCGCCCAAGTGAGGGCATCCACTACAATAAGGTCTGGTCGATCCATACCACGAACAAGACGCGCCCACATGGCATTCCAAGATGCCTGAATGGTCGCGGCAGTAATGCCTGACGTATCAGTGAACGCGTTACGCCAGAAGGGCCAAGAAGCTCGGTCGATGCCGCCGTAGGTTCCAGTCGTAGGGTTGAGGGGGACGGCGGCACCAAGGCCCGTCACTTCCTTACCACCAAAACCAGTTCCATCAGCGTACACACCACCAGCAAGCAAATTGGCGAGGGATGCTTCTGCAACATCCATACGACCATCGAGCATATCGATGATCTTCTCTTTACCAGCATTCTGGAGCATTTCCAGGCCGGACATCACGACAGGAACAGCAGCCTGCTTGATGGAATACTGAGCAGCGGAGAGAACATCCTGCGCCGCAACGGGCAGGAGGTCATATCCGGAGTAGTATCCCGCGTTGCCGTTTTCGCGGAACGACAACTCCTCAAAAATCACAGTACCGCCGTCAAAAGTCCGGACATTACCGCGTTTGTTGAGGCGAGAAAGCAGGGCGTTGTTCTTCGTGACGTTATCAGCAATCTCACCGCTACGATTCTCAATCGTAGTTGCGACAAGATCTGTCACGTTTGGGAACGCCATTGATATCTCCGTTAGGTTAAGACACTCTGTTCTACGACAGCTTACGTCTTGGGAGACATCTCCCGGAGCGGGTGGGATGCTCTAGCCTTCAGCTCACGGGGGTGAGAGACTACACCCCCGTTTGCCGGTTTGCAAGGGAAATCTTTACTCGCCAGCTTCGTCCCAAGCTTCAGAAAGCATCTCACGGCGACTCATTTTCTCGCCACGCTTCGCTCCAACGCCAGATCCAGAAGAAGGGGATCCAGAGATGGAGGAAGCAGCCCGGCGTGCGCGAGTAATATTCTGTTTCGGTACAACAGTTTTCTGTCGCGACACCAACTTACTGATTTCAGGATGAAGTTTCACAGCCATCTGGTAAGCTTCTCTTACCGTTATCTTACGATTTCGATTCGCCGCCACTTCCATGATATCTGCCACATCATCTCTAAGATCGTGAAAGTAGGGTTCAGCCTCAACCTTTGAAATCTCTTCATCTGCCTCTTGCTGCATCCGCTGCTCGTGCTGATGTTGTAGAGTTTCCATTCTCTTATGAGAGGCAAGGATAGGCTGAGCCCAAGACGGAACCTGTTCCATCGGCCGTGCCTGCTGACGATTAGGAATTCTCCCACCGTTTTTCTGTGAAATGGCAGCAAGGATGTTATCCAGCGTTTCACAGTTCACGCCATAATTCTGAATAATTTCAGCGACAATAGAGGCTTTCTGGTCGTCATTACCAGTCATCAGCCCGGCCGCTGTCGTCATCAAGTTTTGAACAGCATGTAAAGGAGTACTATTCTGCGAGCGAATAAGATGAGAAAAAGGATTGACAACAGCCGCAAAATCACCTGCAAATTTGCGAATGTTTGCAGTCTGTGAGAGAGTTGTCTCAATCTCTCGTTCTCGTCTTGTAATTTCTGCACGTGCCTCCGCTGGAATCTTCGCCCACGCCTCCCTTACCGCTGGTTTCCAAGAATTGGGAGCTTTATCCGTAACGGGTACTGACTTTCCTTCTTCTCCAGTCTTTCCTTCTGCATCTTTTCGTGCAGCTTCAGCCTCTTGCTTTTCCTCTTCTGTTGGCGCAGGCTTCTTTCCGACTTTTTCAGTCTTGGGAGTTTTCTTCCGCTCAACAGTCTCTCCATCAGATTCTTGTACTTCAGGCTCACCAGTATCAGGTCTGGCTTCGGACTTGTCAGTGTCGTCAACCAAAGCTGAATCATTTTCTGGCTCAGCAACGACGACTTCTTCATCATCTCCCTCCTCCATCTTGTCGAAGGCTTCAGAAAGGAGTTCTCGGCGCGTCTTGTCAACCATTATTTTCTCCGTCCAATATTCTCAATCATTTGTCTGTACTCACCGTATGTGGGGAACTCTTTATAGTTACGAGCCAACTCAGCCCGTCTTCGATCAGAGTCGTATCCACTTCCAGGCACCCGAATCTTATTCCTCTGAGATTCAGCTTTAGCCCACTCTTCTTTGAAGTCAGCGGGGTTCGTAACTCCTCGCTCCTTACAATAGCGGTTGTAGGCGACTCGTCCACTAATAATTGTTCCATCAGGAGCTTGAAACTCAGGAAGATCCGGCATCACCATCGGGCTTTCCTGCTGGATGAAGTTTTGCTCTTTCACGATCTCTTGCAAGCTCCGCGTCTCCTGATTCCATCTGTACGTTCGCTTCATGTTCTCTATCCTCAGCTTTCATTTGTATTTCGTTAGCCTGCTGCACAGCTTTCATTTCGGTGCTGATAGCTTGCTCTTTCACCTGGAATCCAAGGGTAGCTTTCAACTTTGCAATCTCAAGCTGAAATTCTTGTTGCTTCATCTGCAATTCCATCTGCATTTCTTTCATCTTTAGAATGAATTCCTGTTGCATCTGCTGCATTTCCATCTGGAATTTCAACTGATCCTGACGTAGCTTGGCAGTATGCTCCTCCTTAGCCATCTGCATTTCGCCCTGCATTTTCTGCATCTCAAGCTGAGCTTTCTTAGCTTCAGGATCAGGCTTCTGCTGTGGAGGCTGCTTCTCTATCTGAGCAATTTGCTGGTCTAGAATCGCCTCTGCTTCAGAGGAACCCTTGAAGCCAGCCATACTCCACTTAAAGAGTTTGAGGAGCGTAGGCATTGAGTTTGGCTGCTGTTCAACCAACGGGGCCGCTGATTGAAGAAACTGAGCCATACCCATGATGAATTCAATTCTGTCCGCCTTGAGCTGCGCATAGTCAGCAATAGCAAGAGATTCCGGACGTACAGAAATCTTCCACTTCGAACGAGACGGATCTTGAATAAGTTGGACCGCAGCCATGACCAATTCTTGGTTCTGGCCGTCTGGCGACTCCATGATGTTTGACTGTTGTATGATACTCTGCGGCTGGTAGTGCTTACCGATAATTTCCGCCTTGATGCACTGTGTGTCAGTTACCCATCGCGCGAACTCATTCTGCAGAGCTTCAATGCGAATAGAACCATAGTTCGCCTGAATTTTCCGTTCTGTGGCAGAAACAGGAGTTCCCTCCTGCTGCGCAGCGCCTCTCATCACGTCATTCATGCCTGTGACTTGATAAAGCTGCTGAATCTTGTCGTTTTGCTTCTGTGTAAGAATTTGGATGGTGCTGGCGACGTCAGCAAGCGGAATCCACTCCACCGCACCCTTAAGACCGCCTTTTTCGGCGAACGCGGCCCAATTATCCACTGGGATAAGCTGATTTTCAACACCTTCATTGAAAATACGCTGAATTCCCTTGTTTGCCTGATCGTAAACTCCAACAAGCTTACACGCCTGAGTAAGCATCGTGATTCTTGTTTCAAGTTCATCAACTTCACGATAAAGGTCCTTCGCCATGTCATAATCAGACTTGGGAAGGTACTTTGACGTCGTAGCGTTGGCGATCAATGGCGGCGGATCAGGCCAGAAGCCGTCTAGCTCAAGTGGATCCTCTTTATGGTCCCAAATCTCACCATAACCCTCGTGCCACCAGTAGACACAAAGATTTGTCTTATCCCAAATCTCCCAAACCTCGGCCTGAGCCTCTTCTGGGACATTTTCAAGACTTTCTTTATCTTTTCCAAGCGGACCCTTCTGCGAAAAGCTAACTTTTCGCAGATCTACCTTCGGAAACCTTTTCTTTATCTGTTTCTTAGTTAGATACGACCTATACGCCTTCCAGCGGACTTCTGGATAGGTTCGGGCGGGGGACCAAAGCTGATCTTCCCAATGGGTGTAGATAATGTCCACCCATTCTTCAGTAATTACCTGCTGAGAGTCGTCATACTCCTCATTATCCTCTTCCGAAGACATACTTTTTTCTGTATCTGGCCCTACAGTAGCTTCTACGTGCTCAACCCCGTCCTCGTCGGCAAGAAATTGATACTGGAGACGCGCCGTCCCAAGCCCGGGAAGTAATCTGTCCTGAAGACAGCTTCGGTATACCGAAGCGAGATCTTCCCCTGCAACTTCAATGTCATTGTTAAGAATTCTGGTGAGCATGAGTCCAGCGACTCTAGCAACGTCGTCATCTGCGTCAGCAAATCGTCGACCAACCTCAACTTTTGGTACTTGTCCATACAGCATCGCGCATAGGGTTACGATATTGGCATGAAAAAGATTGAGACGACTAACCGTCACCATCAAAACTTCATCATCCTGCTTGTGCTCGTCAAGAAAGGCTTTGTTGACCTGCTTGCCGCGTTTATGAAATCTACGAAACCAAATTTTCGCAGCAGAAATTTCCTTCTGCCAACGATCATATTCGCCCCTTGGCGAATATTCGGTATTCTCCTCAGCATCAAGGGTATCGGCGCTCATCTATGAAACCTCATGCGACGCACCTGCGCCTCGCGATGTTGAAAAAGTTCTTCTAAGCACATTTGTGGCGTCGCTACTACAATCTTATTTTCTTCATCAGGATCAGAAACTATGTCAGCTCCAACAACGGCGAAATAACGAAACGCGTCTGAGCCATGGGACGACCAATCATGCGTCGGAGTGTCTCTGAATACATCTTTTTCGTCATCATAGTCACGTTTGTACGCACGAAGGGCCTCAACTCCATCTTCGCATCGTACATGAAAGTGGCATTTCGGCAAAATTTTCCTAACGGCCGCGATCCCATCGTCGACTGCCAGCTTGGGACCGATACGAACCGGATATTTCGCGTCCAAGAACTGCTGAATGATAGTCCTCTTTGCAGCCAACGTATGTGCCTTGGCGTCATGAGGAAGCCAGATAGTTCCATATCGGTGGCCACGCTTGTCAAGTTCGTCGAAATAGAAGTCGAGGGGTTTTCCATGGTCTTCTAGGTAGTCGAGGATTGCGAAACCATCAAATCTAGGCTGTATAAACCAAGCAGCAGTAGAATCCCCATAACCAAGATCAAAATAAACGTCAACGGGCTGATCCCGCTCGAATTCGATCTCAGTAAATATCTGCTTTTTTGCTTCAAGCTGAGCAATAAGTCGTGCATAGTACGTCCCCTTGACGACAGCATTCGGATCACACTCATATTCTTGCCGATATTCCTCATCTTCCATCTCACCGCGAGCAATTTCTAACTGCTCAGCAGGCAAGATTCCAGATTGAGAAGCCTTTAAGAGAAGATTATACCAGCGAGCTTTCCAAACTACCGGATCTGATCCCTCGGGAAGGTCAAGGCCCTGTGAACGACGGAAGATACGATAGAAGTGGTTCTTCCCTTTGAATGTGCCGATAAAGACCGCCCAGCCATTGCGGTCAGATAGAGTGGGAAATACGACTTTACCCCACACAGACGGGGACATATCTCCATATTCGTCAAGGACAACTCCGTCAAAGTATTGTCCGCGGAGAGCATCTGGATTGTCTGCACCATAAATTCCTATTTCGGCATCGTTGTGCCGAAGAATAATGCTAAGTTCTGACTCAGAAGGTTTCTTTTTCTCTAAACCTTGAGTGTATTCCTTAAGATATTCCCATGCGATTTTCTTACCCTGCTTAAGTAGAGGAGCGAGGTAAGCGAAACGCGGTCGCTTTTTCTTACAGTAGATAGCGCGATGCACAATCTCGTTGATGCTCGCAACAGTCTTACCTGCGCGGCGATGGCAGACCATACAAGCGAAACGAGTCCGCCTAGAATGGAATCCCATGAACGCTTTACGAGGTTCATAGTTAATCTTAAGAATGCCATCTTGATCACTCACCTACTTTTCTCGGTCTTTCCTTGAATGCTTTATCTGAAAGACCTTCTGCAACTAACTTATTCAATCGTCCATCTGACCATGCCTCTCCAAGAGTGGTCTGTATAGTTCCATGATGAAAGTTAGGATTGTCCTTCTGCGCAGCCTCAAACAAAGCAGATGCTATGCCTTTTCTACGATGTCCTTCGTCTACATCAACCCAAGCCGGAATTTCTCCCTCAGTACCAAGTTCACCAATCTTATTTCCTTCTGCATCGAGTGCATGATATATGCCCGGCTCATGCTCGCGAATAGAATACCCCTCAGGGGCCTTGTAACGATTTGCTTCCTCTTCCAGAAGTTGCTTGATGTAAGCGTCGTTGGCTGACTTCACAACTTCTGGCTTTGTCCGGTTGCTGAAGATCTCTTCTGGGGTGAATGTGATTTCATCAGGTGCTGGAGGATGAGCCCCGGCAAGCTTGTCAACCACCTTGGCAGGAAGTCTTGTTTCAAGACCACGAAGCCGCTTGGCGATTACTCCAGCAAGCTTACCCCCCGGTACGATTGAAGCTAAAGCCATAGTCTTGGTGAAGTTAGAAGCATTTGGGTCAGTAATGTCCAACCCAGCCCCCAAGGCACCGACAATAGGTAGACTTTCTACAGCAGTGTCTACTGCGGGATGCTTTTCGCGTGCGTTGCGAAGAGAATTGATCATCAACCGCATGGCGGGGATTGTCGGTGCCTTGGGCCTACTTACCTTGAATTCACTTTCGCTCACGTACGCGCTTCGCTGTGTGTTTCTGTCTGTAGATGGAGTATGCGACAGCTAGTCTCTGTTTCTTGTCGGGGAAGCTGTCCCTAGCCTCCCCCGAAGACACGAAACGAGAAACGTAGCTACTCTGCTTCTCCCCCTTCTTCGGATACGGCATCCTCAATCTCCTTATAAGTGTCTACCTCTTCTAAGACTTCTGCCTCACGATAGTGCTTGAGATCCTCACTGTCGATCCAACACTCATTACCGGCTTTAGTCTTGATTCTCAATACGCTCATTGTCTGATTTCTCCGGAGTTACGTCAATATAATCGTCAAGCGGACTGGGCCCGAGAGCAGGGAGTATCTGCATCTGCATCTTAGCTTGAATGTCAAGCAACTGAGTCTGTGGTATCGTCGCCTTGAGGAGGCGATAAAACTCAGTCGGGTTTTTGTCTGCCCACAGAGTAAGACGGCGTACCCCACCTATCTGCTCAAATGCCTCGACCATGGAGTCAAGGAATATAAGACGATCGAATTTCCTACGTGGGGGATTCTGAATACTACGGGCGAGTTTGGCCGTATCCGACAGAGCGTCATGCATCTGCTCAGAGTAGAGGGTGTCGTCGAAAATGGGATCTTTAGGTAGAAAGTCCATAGTGGCGGAGTATAACTCATCTGGGATATAAAACGCAAGCTCATCTATTGGTCCCACCTTATACTACGTGTGCGCCCGCGTGGGCGTGCGTGAATGTAGGTGGCTGCTATGGATCTTTGGCAGGGGAAGGGGAAGAAATTGGAACACCCGGCGAAATTTGTCGCTGATCGTGACTTTATGTTCGGCGGCAAGCTGGTGGTGAAGGGAAGTACGGTGAAGCAATGGGAAACTGCGAATTTCGGATGGTCGTCATGGCGCAGCCCTGACGGCGTACTGCATCTGGCGAAGGAGTAGGAGGGGTATGGATGTGGACCAAGTGAAGAGAGTGGCAGACATCTTGTCCAGTGCTGTGGATGAAGAAATTGAAAACAGTGGTCTCAAAGACTACGGATATGTCCTTATCTGCATACACACGAACGGTATGTCTGCAACCGTGTCGAATTTGGAGGACGAAGTACAGGAGGCTGAAATCGTATACACAGTAGGGAGCACCATGTTGAAGAAGTCAACAGGGGTTATGTGATGTCAAAGTATACGGGTCGTGTCCCCCGTGTGTACAGACAAATGCCTGCTGACTTTGAGGAGATATATTTACGGACTAAACCGAAAATGCCAGAGCTAATGAAGAAATACAAGGCGGGAAATTCGACAATAGAGAGATGGATCGACGAGGTGAATATAAGAAGGGCTGAGAGAATTAGAGGGAGAAAATGACCAAGTGGTATTTGATCGGGGAAAAGGGTGGAAAGAGGAGGATGGTGTTAGCCTCTGGTAACAGGCAGATGTTGGAGGACCTTGGGAAAGTCTTAGTCTACCGGAAGGGGTGGTCTGGGATGGAAATCATACCGGGGATAGATTTCTCGGTGGTACAGCGAAATTCTGAGGAGAAACACTGATGGCACTGTCAAATATTCGAGTGGAACCAAGAAGAGAAATCACTGAATCGCTGATCGGTATTGTGGTGGTTGGTGTGATAGGGGTGGGGGTGTGGATGCTAGCTCTGTGGATAAATAGCCTACGATCCACCCCGAATATGGTGGCATCGATACTCTGTGCGATGATGACAGTAGCTTTTGGAATACCTTTGCTCGTAGCACTTGTCTTATTTACCCACCTCATTGGGGAACAAGTCAGCTCACTGTTGGCGAACCTAGGCATTGACCCAAGGCCGAAGACTCGATACGTAATGACAGTTAGGCCTGATGAAAACGGAGTCTTGAAGCGGGTTAGGGTTGCGGTGAAATGAGGGACTACCGGATAGGTATGCTCGCCAATAGGGCATACCTCAACAAGTGTAGGAAGCAACAGTTTGGAAGTAGAAGTCTAATAAAGAGAAGAGAAATAATAGAAGATTATCTCCTATGTAAGAAGATGGTATATACGGTGGGGAGGCCGAAATATACGACGGTCGGCAAGTACGCCCTCAAACACCCGAAGAATCAGTATCACACTCTGTAGTATAAGATGGAAATTCATGATCTGTAGACGAAGAATAAAGGGAGTCAGATGTAAGAAACCAATTTTCTGTGGAACCTTATGCTTTGAATATCAACCGAAATCAAGAGAAAGAAGAATTAAGAATCTCAAAATCAAGAGAAAATTCAGGTGGGGGAGGGAGCCCGATTTTACATAATGCATTTTTACGAAGGGGGAGGGGGACCATTTGTCATAAGACGTCGGTTGACGGATTATGACAAGTGACGGTTTCCTTTACACCTAATCCCCCTTATAAAACAAGCACTTACGCTAAGAACTTGATTCTTCTCCCATAGAAGTGACGGTTTCTTTTACACTTTCTAGGTTAACATAACCAGGATTGTGTTATAAAACAAGCACTTACGTAGTTGGCACGGATACTGCATATCTTACTATGCCCGGTGCACTGTTGCTCCGGGCCCGCCCGCTCCGCGCGTGGCGGATTCTTTACCAACGTAGGTGAACATTATGGTAAGCAAGGCAGAAAAGCGCGCTCGCGTACAGGCGAAACTGGAAGCGAAAACGGCGACTAGCACACCTGTGGCTGACAGTGCAAGCCCCCCGTCGAATACCACACCAGCGGCCGAAAAGCAAGGGGACAAGCCGAAGGTCGTCACCAAGGTCGTGGGTGTGCTGAAGGTGAAGGATGGCCTGAACTTCCGCGGTGCCCGTCAGGCGTGGTACGAGGAGCTGAAGGCCCACGACGGGAAGCCGGCGCAGGAATACCTGGATGCCACGACCAAGAAGGCGCCGAGTCTTCCCAAGTCGGGGAAACAGGAACCTTCGTCGGGGTGGCTGAGGTGGTTTGTCCGCCACGAGGTGGCCAGCATCATCCAAACCAAGGCCGAAAAGGAAGTTAAGACCGAGGCCTAGCACAA